AAATACTTTTTTTGTTGTGGTGAATATATCGATACTTTTTCCGAAATTAATTGTGTTAAATCTCTATCAGAAGAGAAGATTGTTTTTTCTTCGTCTTCTGATATTTGACAGTAATATGCAATTAAGTCATCGGCTTCAGATTTTTCAATTTCAAGTTGTCTAACAAACATTTCTTCAAGATATTGTTTGACTCTTTGTTTTTGTTTTAAAAATGACTCATCCTTAAACTCTTCTTTCTTTACTGTTTTTCGATTTAACTTGTACTTTGGGTATATTCGTCTTCTTTCTAAAGAAGATGTCTCACTGTCCCAAAATACGACCACTTTAGTGTAATTACTTTCCTCTAAAAATCGTCTAAGAGTATTTAAAAAATGCCAAATACCCCCAACGTGTTCTCCTTTGTTAAAAAAGTCTTTAACCCCATGAAAACCAATTTTTAATAGGTTGTTACCATCAACTAAAAGTGTTTTGGTCATTAGTCGTTAATGTTAAATACATTTGACAAAACTGGTTCTTTTTGTAAAAAGTAATTTACAAAGAACTCTGAAAATATAGCCTCCATAACAGGGACACAAATTGAGTTTCCGGCTAATGCTACGTGTGCTTTTGTGGATAATGATGTTGTTAAAAGTAAATCAATATCATCTTCTCTAACACCCATAAATCTATAACCTTCTCTAGCTGTGATGTTTCTAACTCTACCGTCCTCTGTCATAATTTGTGGCGAACCACTAGTTGTGAGACAAGGTGAGCACCCATCAACTGAATAAATTCTTCTAGCTTGATCATATCGAACATCATCACGTCTTGCTATTAGTTTGCATACACTACTTTTCTTTGGTGTGTTCATTGTATATGGACATTCAATTAGTAGTGACTCATCAAAGTTTTCTTCAATGTATGGTCTCATTGGTACTCTAGTTTTTTTATAATTGTCAACATTTAACATTTTTTGTTTAACATCTTCAAAATCACTATCTAATACTGACATCATAAAAACTCTTTCTCTATTCTGTGGGCAACCAAAATCAGCACCATTTAAAACTCTCCAATACGAACTATAACCTAATGTCTTTAGGTATTCAATATGGTTTTTAAAGTTGTCAATATGGTTGTGTGAAACTAAGTTTTTTACATTTTCCATTAAAAGATATTTTGGTTTATTAACGCTTAAAATTCTTTCAACTTCAAATAATAACCCACTTCTTGTTCCTTGTTGAATTCCTCTTTGTACTCCGGATATCGATATGTCCTGACAAGGAAATGAATATGTTAAAAGATCACAGTCTGGAAAAGTTGTTTCATCTACTTTTGAAACGTCTCCTAGATTACCATTTGTTGTGGTGTGCAATACATTATAACACTCATTTGCATTATTCATTATATCACAGTTTGCGACATTTTCATAATCTACTCCAATATACTTTAGTGCCAATTCTTGTGTTCCATATCCTGAAAATAATGAAACCACTCTTAATTTAGTCTTGTTCATATACTTCGTCTTTTAAATCAAATTCACCTTCAACACCAATTATTGTTTTCCAATATTCGGCTTGTTCTGTTTTATAGGCCTCAATAGACCTTTTCTCTTCTGTTGCGTCTTTACCGGCTAAGAACCCATGTGGTGTTACAATTATTTTACCATCTTCAAATCCAAGTCCATTGATATGATTTTTCATAACAGATACTTTAGTTCTAGTTGCAAATTTAACTTTTCTTTTATCTTTAATTGCGGTTATTTTAGTTGTTCCAGCTCCTTTTTGATTTCCAAATAAAAATACTAAGGATGAATTTAACCAAATTGCTTCACCACCTTTTGCTTTAATTTTTGGTTGTCCAAATGGATTATCTGGTAATTCAACCCAAGGTTGGTTTACAATAACCAAAGTGTTTTCATATTTAGAACTAGTTTTTCTAGACCCAGAAATCCTTTGGTTAATCCCCATACCAATTTTATCTGCTAAAACTGATGCGTTATGTTGTTTCCCACCCTTACCTTCATAAGTCATTTTACATGGTACTGAACCAACTGAATCCCACAAAAATAATAAATTATAATCTAAATCACCTTTTTCTTGTGCGTCTAGCATATCATTAATGTATTCTGTGATTTGTTCAATATAGTCAAAATTATTGTTAAAGATAAAGAATCCATCCCAATCAAGTTCTCCGGTTTCTTCATCAACAACTTCTTCACATTCAAACCCCATTAACTTAGCGTGATCAAAAGACCATTTTTGTTCTGTAATAATAAAAACAGGTAGTGTTCCCTTTTTTTGTGCATCAACTGCCGCTTTAACAAGTGCTGTTGTTTTTCCAGTATCTGAGTGACCTAAAAACATATTTATATGTCCAATTGCAGGTCCTGGTAATCCTGTAGCGTCAAGAAAAGTTTCACCTAAATCAAAATATTTTTGTTGTTTATATTTTGCATCAGCAGAGAACTTCTTCTTTATAGAAGAAAAGTCGTTCTTTTTAATTGCCATAATGTTTTTTGTTTTTTTAATTGTTAAATAATAAAAAATATGGGCACATAGTACCCATATTTATACTTGTTAAATTAGAATGGTAGTTCGTCATCAACATCATCGTTTGCTTGTGGGTCAACAACTTTTTCTTCTTTTTTGTTTCCACCAATTGTTACTTCAACCTCTGATGAATCACCATAAATGTATTTACCAGCGTCTGAGTCCCATCTTGGGGTTTCCCCTCTTGCTAGGGCTTCAAGGTATTCTATTGGTTTTTTAGAGTATACGTCTTCCCAAGTTAATTCATCATTAACCCAAGAGTCCATAGTATCTGCGTCTTGGTGAATAGCTTCAGGGTCATCATACATTACAGTTTGAATTACTGTGTAGTAAGCCCCTTTTGGTGTTTTTGCTTTTGTGAGTTCTAGAATTAGATCTCTACCTTTATCTGGGTCCGCAACATCACCCTTTGCTTTGTAGATTGGAATAATCTTGTCAAAGATTCCCTCTTGTTTGTAGTTGTGTTTGAATCTCCAAAACTTTGGTCCATCTTGTTCTTTGTCTCTGTCAATTACTTTTACAATATAGAATTTTCTTGGTCTATATTGTCTAGCCAATTCTTTATCAGAAGCTTTCCCTGTTGACATTAGTTCGTCATACACCTCATTTAGTGGTGAACGTTCATTGTCATTTTTTCCTGGATCATAGAACTTTTGCCATTTACCATCAATATAAAGTTCGTGAAACCAAACTTCTTTAAATGGTGATGACCCGTCTGTTGTTGGGAGAATTCGAACTCGTCTCTGTCCTTGAGTTTCATCTTTTGTAAGTATTGCTGCGAAATACTTTTTCATTCTTTCTTCTTGTGACATTTTTGAAGTGGAAGAAGAACCACTTTGTTTTGCACTCTCATACTGAGCCAAAACTGCATCTAAAACATTGTTTGTCGCCATATATATAAAATTAAAAGTTTACAATAAAAAGTATAATATAAATAAGTTTTGTAGTCAATAAATTTTTTAAAAAGTTAAATAAAATTTTACATCATATTATCATCCTCTTCGTCATAATTATTAAAAGAGTTTTTTATTTCTTCTGGTGAGTATTCTTCAACGTCATCACTAGTTAAAACATATTCATTTTTTCCAGATTGTTTCATTTCTTCTTGTTTATCCATAAAAAAATCTGATAATTTTTGTTTAAAAGGTCCAGAATCTAAACTTCTTAATTCTAATTTTTCTTCTGGAGTTTTTGGTTTAAATTCTTGTAATTTTGATTCAAGTGAGTTAATTTTATTAACCAATTGATCCATATCACTAAGTTTTTGTTCTAAGTTTGTTAGTTGTGAAAATAAATTATCAAAATACTCTTCTTGTTTGTCTGCCATATTTTTTTGAGTATCAACTAAATCTGTAATATCCAATTCTTCTTCTCCACCTTCCTCTGTGTCAGTATCAACTTCTTCAACATCAACGTCTGTTGTTATATCAACAGGTTCTGCAGTTTCTGGTGCCGCCGGTGGAGCTCCTGCTCCTGCATCTCCAGCTGGTGGGGTTCCCGCTCCGGCATCTCCTGCAGGTGGTGCGTCACCTAATT